GCGTGGCCGACGTGCTCACGTCGGCTCGGACTGAGGTAGCGGGGTGATCAGGTCGCCGATGCGGACCTTCAGCACCCTGGCCAGGCGTCGCAGTGTCGAGGGTCGGGCGCCGACCGTGCCCGTCTCGAGACGCTGGATGGTGTTGCGATTGACCTCGACGAGCTCGGCCAGCTCGGTCTGGCTCAGCCCGGCCAGATCCCTGAACTCGCGGAGCCGGTAGACACGGGGCATGCACACACATTGTACACACGTGACCCTGATTCTCCATAATTGTTGCACACTATCTGCCCATATGTTGTACACTATAGCATCATGAAATACGTGGAACTGACGAAGTTGGTCAATGGCTACGAACCCACGCGCGTGTGGGTCAATCCGGAGGCCGTCATCTATCTGCAGGAGCGCATGGTGCGTCGCGGCATCGGTCGTGGCGAGGAGGTCATCGAGCCGAAGGGCACGCGGGTGTATTTCGCCGAGAACGGTGCGCCCATCGACGGTGGCTTCATCGACGTACAGCAGACGCCCGACGAGGTCGTCACGCGGCTGAGCGGTCGCACCTGGCAGCGTCCTGAATCCTGGCAGCAGTGGGAGGAGCGTCGTGAGCGAATCGCCGACGCCGTCTACGGGGTCGAGTCCCGTGGCTAGTACCGCTTTGATCGATGCCAGCCGCGCCTTCGTCGGCGCGGCCAATCGCACCAATACGCTGTACGAGCTCAGCGCCGACTACGTGCGCGTGCTGGACCTGCTCGAGGATCCCGACGCCGACGAGGAGCAACTCGAGGCGCAGCTCGACGACCTGGCCGGCAAGATCACCCAGAAAGCTGAGGCCATCGCCGGTCTGGTGACGCACCTCGACGGCATGGCGGCTATGAGAAAAGCCGAGGCGCAGCGCCTGCGCGAACGCGCCGCGTCCGACGAAAAGCACGCCGCGCGCTTGCGTGCCTATGTGCTGCGCCACATGCAGGCCATCGGCTCGGAGCGCATCGACACGGCGCGCTACACGGTCAGCATCCGCCAGAACCCGCCAGCCGTCGAGGTCCTCGAAGAGATGCTCGTACCCGAGGATTTTCTCCGGGTCAAAGTGATCAAGGAGGTGGACAAGAAGACGATCCTGGAGCACTTCAAATCGACGGGCGAGCTGGTGCCCGGCACCGAGGTCGTGCGCCGTACGCGGCTCGACATCCGATGACCGAGTACATCGTCATGCGCGAGTGGACGAGTCTCAAGAAACAGCAGACGCGCCGCCTGGCAGCCGGTCCCTTCAGCTCGCGGGCGAAGGCTGAGACGTTCGCCAGGAAAGCACGCGAGGAGTGGGCCAACGTCAACGTTGTGCCGTTGCGACCTGCGGTGCGTGGCGAAGCGCTCGACACGTGACGCCTGAGCCGAAGGCCGTGGCGAAGATGAACCGCGAGCAGCGTGCGGAGGTGCATTACGCGCGCCGCGCGGGCTGGCTCAAGGTCCGCGTGCGCGGCACAGGCGCCGAGGCTTTCGGCATCGAGTCGCTGTCCGATCCCAATCGCTTCTATCTGTGCGATGGCGAGCGCTGCACGTGCCCCGACTATCGCTTCCACGGACTGAGCGGGCTGCGCATCGGACGCGACGGCGCGCACATCCCGTGCTCGCACCTCATCGCCGTCCAGCGTTTCTTTCTCAACGACGCCTGGTGGCTCGCACCTGGTGACAAGGCCGCGATCGCAGAGTCGCACTAGGAAAAAAGAGAAAGGTCAGGGTGGCAATCATGCCCATGAAAGACCCGAGTGACGCGCCCGCGGGGAGCGCCTTTAAGCTGCCCGCCGAGATTCAGCCCAACGCCATGTTCGTCGGCACGTTCGTGCACGTCGAGTGCAAGCCGTACAGCGGTCCGCCGAAGTATTCGAAGGACGGCGAGCTCGTGCAGCAGTGGAGCATCATCTGGCACTTTACGCTGCGCAATCACGACACGCTGCAGCGCGTATTGAACGCGGACGGCACGCCATTCGAGATGTGGCGTTTCACCAGCGACGCGACTGGTATCGGCAGCCGCGGGCGCGAGGTGATGCATGCGCTGGCAGGCCGCGAGGTGTCCAACGCCGAGGTGTCGTCGCTGCTGGCGGCGGATCCCGAGCACATGCCGACGAAGCTGTACGGCCGCCAGGCGCTGCTGATCATGGGTGCCTACACCGACAGCAACAACCGCGCGCGTGTCGGCATCAACCAGACCGTGGCGCTGTCGGCATCCGATCGCGCGCGGCTCGAGGCGGCCAGAAACGCCGAGGCCAGCCAGCCGACGCCGGCCACGCCGTCGACTGAGGTCGCGAGCATGGGCCCGCCGCGACCGCTTCAACAGTTCGATCAGAAAGGCCGCGAGGTTGCGTCCCCGCCTCCGCAGCCGGTTGCTCAAGTCGCAGGGGCGCGTGCGGACGGCAGCGCAGAACTGCCCTGGTGACCTGAAGAGGACCTCGTGACCGTGACGAGGTCCTCTTTTCTTTTTTCAGACGGGAGTAGTTGTGGACGAGCGCAGATATGCGATCTCGCGGTTCACGTCACGGACCGATGTCCATCCTGATCCTTACGAACTGACCTGGGACGAGTTGGTCTGGTCGCTCAGCCAGCACGAGGTGCGGCCCTCCAAGCATGACATGTGGTTGTGGTCACCGGCGAGCTATCTGGAGGGTGGCACGCGCAGCCGCAATCATGTGCAGGCGATCAGCCTGTTTGTGGCCGATATCGATGACGGCAGCAGTGGTCCGGACATGTACGCACGGCTGATGATGCTGGGGACCTCGTTCTTGGTTGTCTCGACGTGGTCACACACACCTGAGCATCCGCACTTGCGCGCGGTTATCCCGTTAGATGAGCCGATCCCCGCCGGCGCGTATGACCGCGTCTGGCAGGCGTTCAATCAGAATCTGTTCAGCACGCACATTGATCCGGCGACGCGCGATCCGTCGCGCATGTTTTATGGGCCGAGCTGTCCCGCGGAGCGACTGGGAGACGTGTATGTCAGGCAGCTCTGAGCGGGCGTTCAACTGGCGTTCGGTCGATCCGGCACCGGAGATCAAGGTGCCGATCAAGGCGGACATCCGTCCGGACGCGGTCATCGTCCGGACGGAACTGGAGTATCGCGCTCAGTGCTTCATCGGCAAGTGGTACCGCGAGCTCAGCGTGATGGCACCAGGCTCAGGCCGCCACAACGCACTGCGGAGCAAGGTGTGTGCCGCGGGCGGCCTGGTGGCTGCCGGCCTGCTCGACGAGCAGGAGGTCTACGAGACGTTCCTTGAGGCGTGCCAGGCCAACGGGCTGACGCAGGATCCGGGCGGCGCGGCCGAGCGGACGATTGCGGACGCTCTGGCGTACGGCGCCCAGACACCGTGGGCGCCGAGCGACTTGCCGGACAGTCCCGTGTGGCGCACGCGGCTCGAGCGAAAGCCCCGATTTAACACTTTTCCAAGCGCGTCCGCCGTCCGCACACATATAGAGGAAGCGGACGGACGGACGGTATTGAGACCCTGTCTCAACCCGCGGACGGCGGCCGACATTGGCGCGCTGATGCTGCCCGAAATCGAGTGGATTGCGGAGCCGTGGGTCGTGGCTGGATGTCTGACAGAGCTTGACGGCAAGCCCAAGAGCGCGGGCAAGACAACGTGGGGACTCGACCTGGTGCGTGCCGTGGTACGTGGCGAGCGCTTTCTGGGCAGCGAGGCGCTGCGCGGCCCGGTGCTGTTGTTGAGCGAGCAGAACGAGCGCTCGCTGCATCAGGCGCTGTATCGCGCCGATCTGTTGCAGAACCACGACCTGCACATTCAGTTGCGACACGAAGTCGGCGACATGCGCTGGGCAGATGTTGTGGCTGAAGCCTCGGCGTTCTGTCGACGCATTGGTGCCAGGCTGCTGGTGATCGATACGTTGGCACCGTGGCTAGGTCTGCGGGGTGATGCGGAGAACCACGCTGCGGACGCGCTGCTCGCTGTCCAACCCCTGCAGGAAGCGTGCGCGCGCGATGGGCTGGGCATTCTGTTCATGCGCCACGAGCGCAAGGCGGGTGGCGACGTGGGGGATTCAGGTCGTGGCTCGAGCGCGTATGCCGGTGCGGTCGACATCATTTTGTCGCTGCGGCGTGGCAATCGTGATGTGCGGCCCACGGTGCGCCAACTCGAGAGCCTGTCGCGCTACGACGAGACGCCAGCGCGCACGGTAATCGAATTGCAGGCCGGGCGTTTCGTGATGCTGAGCGACAACGGTGAACTGGCGTTTACCGAGGTGCAGTACCAGATCGTGAGTGCGTTGAAGGAGCGCGGGCGACTGCGTGCGCAGCAATTCAGGGAGTTTGTGAGCGTGGGACGGACGCAGTTGTACCTAGCGTTGGACGCGCTCACAGAGCGCAAGGTGATCTGTCGCGAGGTGCTGAAGAGTGGTGCGCACGAGTATGTGCTGCCACCAGACGAGGATGTGATGGAGGAGGAATGATGGCTACTCCCAAGGTCATTTTTTGGACGGCCAAAGAGTTGTGCAGCGTGCCTGTGCCGTTGCACGAAGAACTCAGGCAGTTCTATCTGCGGTTGTATCGCTTGCAACGCATTGTCGACGTGCTGGTTGAACGCGAGGGGATTCGTGCTGTCGTTGAAGCGATGGATCGTGAGGCAGAGGACGACGATGACGATGATCTTTGATCCCGAGCAGCTGATTTCCAAGGCCAGAAAACCGCGGCGGTCGCGCATGGACAACATCGGCTGGATCGAGGGCGAGGCGTCGACCAGGATCCCGAGCGCGCCGCCGCGGCGACTGCGCGCCAAGCCGCTGCAGCACCATCTGCGCAAGACGCTGCCGATCGGTCTCAAGCGGGCGAAGTACACGGTGCCGAAGCATCGGCGGGCGGGCATCACCACGCGCGAGCTGCTGTGGGAGAAAGAGACGGAGGCGCATTTTCAGGCGCGTGTGGTGGGCGTCGCCAAGTATGTTGGCTTCAAGTACGTCTACCACACGTACGACAGCCGGCGCAGTCCCAGCGGTTTCCCAGACCTCGTTTTGTTGAATCCGGCGAGCAAGCGGCTGTTGTTCGTAGAGCTCAAATCTCAGCGCGGCAAGTTGACGCTGGCGCAGCGGCTGTGGCGCGTGGCGCTCGAGGCGATCGTGGGCGTGGAGTACTACACGTGGAAGCCGTCGCAGTGGAACGAGCTCGTGCGCGTGCTGGGAGGTTGAGAGAGCGATGAGCGAACTGCACTGGCTGTTGGTGACGTTCGTAGCCTGGTGTCTGGCGAGTCTCAGCGTGGGTCTGGCGCTGGCGCGGTGGTTCAGATGGCTCAGAGACTGACGTGTGCCGAGTGCCGCTATCGCTTCAGTCCGCACACGAGTGGACGGCGGCCTGGTCAGCGCGCGTTCTGTTGTTCGCGCTGCAAGAGTCGCTTTCACGTGCGGCTGTTTCGAAGTCGCCGCAAGCTCGTAGCGTGAGCGCGCACGGTGGCGCGGATCGTCGACCGTGGCTGATCCTGTCGCGCACGGAGGCGGTGGCGCTGCGCGCCGCGGTGCAGCGTAGCCAGCGTGACAGTGAGCCTGTCGCGCTCAGGCGCGCGCTTGAGCAGATCGATCTGCAACTGGCGTACATCGATCACGGACGGGGCGAGGAGCCGAGTAAGTACGCGGCCTACCTGCGCGAGATGGGTCAGATCGTAGACTGATCAGGTCGGGTGTCGGTCGCCTGACGTGAGAAACGTACCAGCCCCGCGGCCAGTGACGAGCGCGGGGCTGGTGTGTGTCGAGTTGGGGAGTTTGGCTACTGCAACCGCGACACGCCGTAGTGTAGCGGGGCTACCAGTGGATGTTGAGGACCAGAATGAGGATCAGCGCGGCGACGATGGCCAGGCTGATGAGCCAGCCGCGCAGCGAGTAGGCGCCGCCGTAGCCGGGGTCGAACTGACCTTTCGGCGCGGAATACGAAGTGTTGGGCTTCCAGAAGTCCGGGCGGTGGTCTGGGCTGGAGGAGTGGTCAGTCTTCGGCATGTTCGAGTGGGTCCGTAGGAGTGAGTTGTTCGCCGAGGCGATAGTCGAGGTGGAGCAGCGCGTAGCGGGTGACGCGTGAGATGGGGAAGCCGCGCTCCCAGTTCGCGACAGTAACGCGCGTGACGTCCAGGAGCTGCGCGAGGGCGGCTTGCGAGAGTCCGTAGTGCGAGCGCAGCGCGCGCACGATGTCGCGCGCGTCCGTAGAGTTGGTGCCGGTCACAGGTAGGGGCCTTTGTCGCCGGGCAACGTGACGGCGCGGCCCGTGACATCTTTTGCGTGGCCATCGGCGTTCCAATTGCGCAGGCCAGCGTTTTGGCTGGCAGCATGCCAGCCGCACGTACAACTCGCGATGTACCACGCGTCGGGGAAGATGTCCGGATCGTTTGTGTCCAGCCACGTGCGGATGGAGTGCTCAGCGTTGAGGACCCACGACTGTGCGTTGCGGGGTGGATGGGTAGGATCGCTCATTCGGTACTCGTCCTCCGCACACTGAGCGCAGCGTGCCGGATCATGGGGTGGCTGGACGCGCTTCCAGCCACCGCGTCCGTAGCGCATCGGCGCGCCGTCGGCGGCCAGACCGTCGATGGCGTAGGACCACTGGCCGACTGGTGTCATGTAGTGACGGCCGGCGAGCGACATGACGGCGGCCAGCGTAGGACCGCTGCCGATGATGCGGTTGGAATCGCGCCGGCGCGCGGTCCACGTGTTGCCAGTCTTGACGAATTCGTATTCGCCGTCGTCCGTCGTCCAGTGGCCGGGTGCGTCGGGGTAGGTGTTGGCTCGGGTGTACATGTGAGATAGGTCCTCGGTTCTGGAAAGTGAATGGGCGAACGAACAATTGGTCAGTGCTTCCGATAGCTGATCGGAACGGTAGGCGCGTCCCAGCACATGCGACAGTCGCCGCACGCGTTGTTCTGAAGTGGCGCAGGGCAGGTGAAACCTTCGTCGCACGCCGTAGAACCGGCTGCGAAACCCGGGACCACGGGCGCAGGATCGCCGAAGTTGTCGGCCGAGGGCCGTAGCGTGACGTTGGGCAGGATGCTCAGCATGTTGAGAGCTTCGGCCCAGATGTCGGCCATGGCGCTGCCCGTAGCCAACAGCGCGCGATGCGAGCGCGTGGGAATCCAGAATTTCGTGTCGGGCAGCTGACGGCAGATGTCGGCCCAGCAACGCGCGTAGATGGGTGAGAACATGTCGCCGGAATCGTGCACGCGAAAGTAGGGCATGCCCCGAATGGCGGCGACCATCGTAGCGACGAACAGAGCTCGACCCTCCTCGGTGCGCATGCACTCGCGGGCCCAGTCGAAGCGCGTGTGTTGCGCGCGTTTGACATTGGGGTAAGTGGTGTACAGGCCTTTGTCGGCGTAGCAGAACTCGCAGATAGCGCCCGGCGTATGGACTGAAAAAGGGCACGTCTTACGCGCCGGTAGCGACCATGACTTGGATGGCATTTTGGATGTGCTGGTCAGCAGCAGTGTGGCGGTATTGGGCACAAATTTGGGACGGCGGGATACAGTGGCGGTAGCCATGGCGTGAGATAGGTCCTCGCGTTCTGGTCAGACCCGCTGCAGCGTTGGCGCGCCACAGCGGGTCGTTTCGTTGGTAGCCAGTACTATGCAGCATGCCCAGTAAGCTGTCAATTAATTTGACATTGAGCGCAGGTTGAGACCCGGCGAGCCGGCCCTCCGCGCGTGCGCGCGTCCTTAAGGCATCGAGGGCTGAACAGCAGGGTTTAGAACTAAACTCAAACCCAACCTCCCCGGTTAACGCGACGCGTCTGTTGTCTGCAGTTTCGGTGGCCAAAGCTACGTGTCAGACACGTGGTCTAGACGTGGTTTGGCGGTGTGTTGTACGCTGGGCGCGTTCGCTGCGCTGCGCTGGACGTCAACGGGAGACGTCTGGACGAGAGTGGTGTAGGCGAGATCAGACCGGGGTCCTCTTCCTGGACGCGGGACTCCGCCGAGTCGCGTATCACACGCTGTACTCAGGTACGGGGTGTACGTGGAACGCGAGACGCTCTGGAAGCGGGGAAGCTATGCGCGGAGGACGAGGCCGGGCGCGACCGAGACGCTGAGGGCGGCTTCAGTTCCTGGTGGCCCGATCGAGGCGCAGGTGATCGGCGATGGCGCCGACGGTAGCGGCGAGCTCGTCGTCGGACAACGCCTGGGGTCCGAGCTGGAGGACGTCGAAGCCGTGGTCGAGCAGGACGAGCATGACGACGCCGCGGGCGTGGCGGGTGTCGACGTCGCGGGCGACGAGCCAGTCGAACAGGTGGCGACTGAAGCGGGCGTTGTCATCGCTGGTCTCGGACCACGAATCGTAGTGCATGGTCAGATGCCCTGGTACGTCATGGCGGTTCAGTCCCTGGACAGAAACACGATCAAGGCTAACAGGCCCATGATCGAAAAGCCGGCCCACACGAGCACCACCGACGCGGGTTCGAGCATCCCTCCAGTGTACTCCGTGTGCCTAGAGTCTGCCATCCTTTCGCGCATACGGCCTAGTCGCGGCGAGTGTCTTGCGGGGTAAGGGATAATGGTCGCACCGTGACGACCGCGACCGAGGTCCTGGACGACGATGCTCGGCCGCGGCGTGGCGGGCGGCGCTACACCGACTCGGTGCGGCAGCGCGCCATCGCGCTGCTGCTGACGGGCAACTCGACGCAGCAGGTCGCCGAGCAGTTGCGCGTGCCGCATTCGACGATCAAGACGTGGTGGCGCGAGTACGGGCCGCAAGAGCCGCGCGCGCTCGCCCAGCGCGAACGGATGGGACAGGCAGTCTATGACACGGTCCACGCGACGCTCGAGGCGCTATCTGCTCGAGCCCGGCTTACTGCAGACGAAGACTGGATACGCGAGCAATCCGCGGCCGCCCTCGCGCATCTGGATGCAGTCCATTGGGACCGGGTTATTCGACTCCTCAGCGCTCTCCGACCGGCCGAGCCAGAAGTCGAAGACGAGCACGATCTGGAGACCCGATCCGCGGGCTAAGCCGCCTCTACCTTTAATACACTTCGTGCAGCAGGCCTGGCCGCTGCTCGAGCCGTCGGTCCCCTTTCAGGTCGGCTGGCACCTCGACCTGCTGTGCGCCCACCTCGAGGCGTGCAGCCTGGGGCAGTTGACGGATCTGCTGATCAACGTGCCGCCGGGTACCACCAAGAGTCTGTGCACCAGCGTCTTCTGGCCGGCCTGGGCGTGGACCTGGCAGCCGTGGACCAGGTGGCTGACTGGCGGCTACGACGCGCGGCTGGCGATCAGGGACGCGCTCAGGACGCGGCGCCTGATGCAGAGCGAGTGGTACCAGGCCCAGTGGGGCGAGGCGTGGTCGTTCTCGGGCGACCAGAACGTCAAGAGCTACTACTCCAACAACCGCACCGGCTGGCGCCTGGCGACGAGCATGGCCGGCGGTGTGACCGGCGAGCACGCCCACTACGTGGTCGTCGACGATCCGCACAACGTCCACGAGGCCGAAAGTGACGCCGAACGCGACAGCGTGCTGCAGATCTGGCGCGAGGTGTACCCCTCCCGCCGACTGCCGGGCGGCGTCAGGGTGGTCGTCGGCCAGCGCGTGCACGAGGAGGACCTGACCGCCGATTGGCTCGAACGCGAGGGCGCGCGCATCCACCACATCGAACTGCCCATGGAGTACGACCCGCTGCACGCGCGGCCCAGCCAGCTCGAGGCGTGCGCGTTGGATCAGCACCTGCACGACCGCCGCGCCGAGGCGGCCGCCAACATCGACCCCATCCTGCTCAGCCCGCAACGTTTTTCGAAGGACACCGTCGAACAGTTAAAGGTAGACCTGGGTCCGTACGCCTACAGTGCGCAGTACGACCAGCGGCCCAGTCCGCGGGCCGGCATGCTGCTCAATCCGGCGTGGTTCCTGGATCGGCCGCAACATCTTGACCTGAACCAGATGGACGTCATCTGCGCCTTCGACCTGAACTACTCGGACAAGGACGCCAGCGACTGGACGGTGGGCGTCACTGCGGCCGTCGAACGCGACGGCCGTTTTCCGGTCATGCACCTCCTTGACGTGTACGCCGCGCACCTCGCCGAATTGCGCCACGAGGTCGAGCTCTCTACCTATTTAAAGGAATGGCGGCCGATGCTGGTCGGCATCGAGCGGCGCGCCTTCGAAAAGCAGGGCGCCACCCAGGACCTGCTCAGGGCGCTACAGGCCAGAGTCGACTGGTCGCCGTGCCACATGGAGCCGGTCGAGGCCGACACGGACAAGTTGTCCAGGGCGCTGATCATCGCCGGGCGGGCCAAGGCCGGGCTGATCAGCGTCGATCGGAGTGCGCCGTGGTGGCACGCGCTGAGCGTCGAGCTGAGCCGCTTCCCCAGGTCGGCGCACGACGACCGCGTCGACGCGCTGGCGTACTGCGTGCGCCTGGCCGTCGAGCGACTGCAGAAAACGCGCGCCTTTCTGACCTTGCTGAGCAACCCCGTGCCGTTCAGGGTCGTCGGCAGGACCAGCGGCGGGCTGCGTCAGATGCCGGGCGGCAACCCGCTGCAGTTGCTGGGTTGACGCCGAAGCGTATTCTTACGTCAATCTGGCGTGCTAGGTTGTGGACATGGCACAAGCACCGAGTAGTAGTAGCTCAACGTCCAGGACAGCAACCCCCAGCCTCAGTCCGGAAGCCCAGGACATCGTCGACCAGCTGGAGACCAGCGCGCGCGTGTTCGTCTCCAAGGCGGACCTCGCCGAGGACGACGAGGAGGACCTGAAGCAAGCCGGCTACGGCGTCGACGAGGACGTCGTGCGCGAGGGCTTCTTCGTGCGCCGACTCAGCGACACCGAAAAGGCCGACGCCGAGTTCGCCAAAGCGCAGGCCGCCGCTGCTGCTCAGCCCGCCTCGTCGGCGACCACCAGCAGCACGAGCAGCACGACCTCGACGAGCAGCAGCGCGTGAGTTGTCCGATGGACAACTCCGAGTTGACCTTTTTGACCGTTTTCGCCTGACATGCTGGGTCCGGAGGACGTCCCGAGCCCCTCCCAACTGGCTACACGCTGGTGGTCGTCATATAACGAATGGCAAACTACGCGCCATAGAGTGCGCGATGTGCGCGATTGGTTAGCCCAACGCTTCGACCCGATTGTTCCTGAAGAGTTTGCGCTGGCTGCTGGTAATTTAGCGGTCAAACTGCCGCATTCGCAGACCATTCCGCTGCACGCGGTGCAGATGCTGGCCTCCAAACGCCCGCGTCTGCGCCGCGATCCGATGGGCCGCTCGATTCGAGCCAGAACCAACGCCTCGTCTCTGGAGGTGTGGGCCAACGCGTGTCTCGACGCGGTCGAGCAGCAGAACGGCAAGTTCTGGCGACCGCTCATGGACATGCTCTTCAATCAAGGCGGCGCCGCCGTGCTGTGTTTTCCTAGAGCCGCGGCGTGGGAAAACCTGCCTACCTTCGTCGACGACGAGGGCGAGGTGCTCGAGCTGTGGGAAGGCGACGACCTGCAGGATCAGCGCAAGACGTACGACGACTTCAGCCTCGACTGGCGCGCGCGCGCGGTGCCCATCGGCGTCAGGGTTATCGGCATCGACCAGTGCCTGCCCATCCTCGGCCCCGGGCATCGCCTCGACGGGCTCATCGTGCGCGGTCAGTACGCCCAGGAGGACCTGCAGGCGCGCGGCTACCGCTGGCGTTTTGGGGACACCGGTCACGTCGGACCTGGCTACGACCCGGACTACCTGTCTCAGACCAGAGGCACGTATCCCAAATTCACGCTGTACGAGCTGTGGCGGCCGGGCAGCGTCGTCTACTACATCGGCCAGGGCATCACCGCGCCGGCCAGCGACGGCTCCAACATCACCCTCGCCGAACGCGTGAATGCCAGCGGCGAGTCGACGCTAGCGGCCATCGACCTGGCCAGCGACTTCGGCATCTCACGCATGTGCGGCACGTGGATCTGGGGCTGCAATTTCGCCAGCGAGACGGACCCCGACCGCCGCGCGGTGCCGTTCCTGTGGCCGTTCCTGTCAGTCCTGCAGGGCATGAACAACCTGGCCACCGCCAAACTGGCGCACACCTGGCAGATGGGTTTCGGGGGTTGGTTCATTCAGGCCAACGCCGACGTGGATCCCACCCTCACGATGGAAGACGGCAAGCCGCGCGAGGTGGAGATCCACCCCATGAAGGCGCAGTACGTCGCCGGCGCGCCCAGCCCGGCCGTCCACCCGGGCACCTCGCGCGACGTGGACGAGCTGATGACGATGATGATGGGCACCGTGCGCGAGGAGGCGCCCAGTTCCGCCGCTGGCGGCGGACCGGGCGCGACGAGCGGCCACGACCGCGCGCTGATCAGAAATATGCTGCAGGACGCCTACGACGACGTGCTCAATGGCGGCCTCGAGGCATTCTCGTTCTGCGGCAGCCTGGCCACCGAGATCGCCGACAAGATCGTGCAGCTGTACGGCGTGAGCGTGCCGGTGTATGCCGCGGTGCAGCCCAAGGGCATGTCCAACCAGGTCAGGGTCGCCCAGGAGCTGACCAAGAACATGGCCCAGGGCGTGTACGACTTCCGCGCCGAGTACCCGCCCGAGCAGGGTGAGAACCTGCCCTACGCCCAGATGCTGATGCAGTGGAGCATCGAGGGCAGGATCCCACTCCGCCAGGCGCTCGAGCAGGGCCTCGGCGACGAGCAGCCGGACCAGACCATGATCGAGATCCTGGTCGAACGGCTGCTGTTTCAGACACCCCAGGGTCAGCAGTATCTGTTCAACATGGTCAGCAAGGAGCTCGGCGACCAGCAGATGCAGCAGTTGTTCCAGCAGGTGCAGGGCGGTCAGGCCATGCCGGACGGCACGCCCATGGCCGCGCTGCCCAACGGTGGCCAGGGCCGGCCGCAACTGCAGGGCGTCAACACGCCCAACCCGGTCAATAGCGCCATCGGCGGCATGCTGCAGGGCGCGCTGCAGTCGAACACCATGCGCCGCGACGTGATGGCCGGCCAGCAGGCTGGCGCCATCGTCGGCGGGCCGCCCGGCGCACCCCCAGTTGGCGCGCCGGCCTGAAAAGCGTAGTGTTACGTCAAGTCAAGCCCACCACAGAGGAGAGCACTGATGGCCAACGGCAACGCGGGGACCAGTAATCCGAATCCCAACGCCAAGACGCAGCCGGCCGACTCCAGCCTGGCCGTGCAGTTCAACGGCAACGTCTTTCCGGGCGACAACAACCCGCCCGTGTTCAACGCGTCGCCGGCGACCAAGAAGTCGTACCCGATCAAGAATCCCTAGCCATGGCCGCGCCGAAGAACGGCAAGGGCACGAAGTGGACCGAGGCGAAAGACAAAGCCTGGGATAAGGCCCACAAAGTCGCCGAAGGCTCAGCTCGCGACAACGCGCTCGACAAGAAGCGCGGCGTGCCGATCCGAAAGGGCAAATGACGTGGCCGGTAAGAACTGGATCGCGGGCGCGATCTCCAAACCGGGCGCGTTGCGCAAGAGCCTCGGCGTCACCGGCGACAAGCCCATCCCTGCAGGGAAGCTCAACGCCGCGGCCAACAAGGGCGGCAAGCTCGGTCAGCGCGCCCGATTAGCCAAAACGCTCAAGAAACTGGGGTAAGAGAAAAGACATGCCTCGAGTTCCACGTGTAACCATCGGCATCGCCCGACCCCTGGCCGTCTCGGGCGTGCGCACCACGCCGCGCGTGCCACGACTGCCGACCAGCACACGCACGCGCGTCGGCGGCGCCGGCGGCGTCGTTGGCGCCGGCGGAAAACCACCGAGCACCAGCAAACGTGGCGGCGGTAATGGAAAGAAGTCATGAAGAAGGACTCGACCTCGCATCTCAAGGGCACGCAGTGCCCGCTGCCGCTGCAGTCGCCGCCCAAGTTTGGTGTGCCGCAGCCACTCGCCTACCAGGACCTCGGCGATCAGCCGCCGCCCAAGACCGCGAAGTGAACGACGACCAGTTGCATATCTTCCTGGTCTTCAGCACGCTGGTCGCGCTGATCCTGCTCATCGCGCTGCGTTCGGGCTGAGTCTGAAAAGATGCCGCTCAACAGGTCCGGCAGCAAGGCCAGCGTGGGCCAGAACATCAAGACCGAAATGCAGGCCGGCAAGCCAAAACGCCAGGCCATCGCTATCGCCCTCGACGTGCAGCGGCGCGCAAAAAAGACATCTCCTTTAAAAGGTAAGCGCGCATAGATGCCCGGCAACGGTCCGCAGAACATGCTCGAGGACGTGACGAAGACGTTCGCGGGCAGGGTCCAGGACTACGCCAGAGGCATGGCCCAGCACCTCGGCGGGCCACTTTCGGGCCGTGAACTGAGTCAGGACGAGGCCGTGCAGCGCTGGAACTACACGCCGCTCGGCAATCCTCAGCTCGCCGACCAGCACTACTACGACCTGCTGCAGCAGGGCCTGCAGCCCGGCCAGGCGCTCGACCAGGTGTATCCGCTCAGAAAACAACTGATGCAGGGCCCGGACATCGAGTCGATCATCGGCAAGGCCAAGCAGCTCGCCGACTGGTCGGCACAGGCCACCGGCCAGGCACAGCCGCCGCCGTACACCCAGAACACGCTGCCACTGTTGCACCTGCAGCAGCAACCGCCACCCATGCCGCCCCAGCCGCCGCCGATGTCCATGCCCGGTGGTCTCCCAACTCCCTCGCCGGGCATGCCACCA